TGCCCGCCTTCATCTGCTCGATGTAGATTTGTGTCTCGGCTGCAAGCCGCGCCTTCCACTTTTCAAACTCCAGGCGCTGCGCTTCTAGATGCGCGTCGATCTGGGCTTTGTACTGCTCGCGCTCACTATCCCGCGCATCGTTGGCCGCTTGCAGTTCCAGATTGGCGCGAATCTCTTGCAGCTTTGCATCTGCTTTGATTTGCTCTGTCTCTCGGGTCATCTGCGTTTCAGCTTGGAATTTTTGAATGTCCGCCTGCATTTCAGCCTGGTGCTTCTGTGCGTCGGCCTGAATCTTCATTTGCTCAATCTGGAGCGGCAAAGGCGGCTGCTGTGGCTGTGGCGGCTGCTTGGACGGGTCTTGATAAAAGTCCTGCACGTTCTTAAAACCTGCGTTTTCGACCGTCTTGGCGGCTGTGTTGTACAGGTGATGCGGTGTTACAAGGCCGAATTGCATCCCGGCCATTTGCTGCTGCCAGAGCGTCATCAATTGGGCCGCTTTTTGCTGCGTGTCGCCCGTTCCAAGCCCGACATTAATGCTCATGTCGTACTGATCACGCCATTCGTTGGGGTCATACTCCACAAACTCATCACGCAAGCGAAATGCCAGCTTCTCCATTCCGCCATCGGTCAGCACCTTGAGGATTCCTTGGAAGATGGGCTTAACCAGCGTCTCGGCAATGATGCGCGCAATCAGTTCAATACGCTGCATGGATGCACTCATATCCATGGCGCGGCCCGTTGCGGTGTTGTTTAGACTGTCTGGGTTAAGCCCCTGCGACTGCCGTGATACGCCGGTGCGGTTTTCCCGCATGCCCTGCACGTACTCCAGCATGGGCATAGACGCGCCTGCGGAAAACGGGATTACTTGCTCAGTAACCGCATTAATGTCGCGCTGACGAATGACGCCACCCGCCCGGCTATCCAGTAAATCATCAATGTTAGCCAACGGCGACCAGTTCGCATCAGTCAGCACCTTTGTGCGTGGGTTGTTGGTCAGATAGAGATTGTTCAACGTCTGGCGCAATAGCTCGGTGTGCAGCTTTTGCAGGTCTGCCACGGCATCGGCCATGCTCATCCCATCCCAGCGGTGCGTATTGAGCATTGGTGACGATGTGGCAATGGGCACATGGCTTGTCACTTCGCACTTGAGTATCTTTTCCCGCAGACGGTAGACGCACAGGCGCTCTGCCACCCCGTCGCCATCCTTGTCGGCCAAGATGTACTCAATCCTCAGCCAGCCCTCGGCCATTGAATCATCGTCACTGTCGCCAGCACTCTCGTAAACCAAATCCGTGGCGCTTTTGTTGTCCACATTGGATAGCCGGGTTTGCAGCGCGTTTCCGTTGTAGTCCTGCGAGTCACTGGATCGCAATTCGTCGGCGGTGCAGTCAAAGCCCATCATTGCCAAGTCAGACAGCGTGACGCGCATCATGCGGCACACATAGGGGCAATCATGCAAGAGCGGGCTTGTCCAGTCGCTTTGCACCAGTAGCGAATCAGGGCTAAACGCTTCTACCTTGACGATGGTTTTCGTCTCGGTCTTTTTCATGCGCCCGTTGTAGCCCATCATGGGTTGCCCGGTGTACGGATCAAGCTGTGGCTGGCCTTGCTGGTCTAAGATTGGCGCAGGATTGGCGGATTCAATCTCCGCATCTTCCTCTTGCAGCATCATTGCCAGCATCTCAGCGGTAGCGCCTTTGAATGGCACGCTGCTGACGGTTTCCTGATCTTCCTTACGCCACATCACCGCGCAGTTACGCACCGTGAGCATGTCTTTGATGGCGGTGTACAGGATCAGAAAGCCGTTGTTTTGCTTGTAGAACACATAATTGCATGTGTCCGTGGCCTGCTCTGCGCCTGCAACATCACTAGCGCGGGTTGGCTCAAACGAAACTGCTTTGTCGGTTGCCGTGAAGGTCTTTAAGAGCGCAGGGAGAATCCACTCAACGCTGTCTTGAATGTCGGACGCGACAATCTGACTCTCGCCATCCACCTCGTTGCCATACGGCATACGGTGGTACTCACGCATCGCCAGTTCGCGCTCATCGCCAAGCTGCCCGTGGACGTAATGAGACGCGGCATCCTCTTTGCGCTGCAAAATCTCCAGCAAGTCCTCATCATCCATTTTTTCGGCCATGCGCGTCTAGTCCTATACAGTGGATTGCATTGTCCGAATTGGTAAAGGCGTAAAAAAGCCCCATCGCGGGGCTTATAGTTTGCTGCAAAGGGCTACAGAACTTTATGCACTTCCGCGCACCGGAAACGTATGGTGAACGTGCCGCTGGCTTTTCCTTGAAACTGGATAACCGGCAGAAGCGCGGTTACGCCGTTTGGTAGCTTATGGGGGAGGCAACGAATGAAGCCTGTCTCCCCATCTCTCAACCCTTGAACGAGGTCTTTGAATTGTCGTGCGCGGGCACTTGAACCGCCAAGCGCTCCCCCCGTGTGGCTCAAATCCATGTAGACGCCGTAGCACCCCATCCCAACGACCTTGAACTCGACGCCAAAATTGATTACGTCGCCAGCGCTGAAATTGCTTGATATGGAGTACGGGTAGAGCCAGAAATTTTCTCCATCGACTGCCGCTGGCGTTGCAACAACAAACTCCTGCCAGTCTGGTCCGCCATCTGGATCAGCGTATTTGTTGGCTGTCACGGCCATCGTAGAACCAGAAGTGCGGGCGGCCTGCCAGTTTTGTGCCAAGCCGGTTCCCACCGTCACACCAGTGCCTGCTGTGCCGCCTGTTCCAGAAAAACCACCCTGATCCGATGCCATCAAGTTGCCGCCTGGGCGGTATGTTGCGTCGTAATAGGTACCTACGGACATGTATGGGCGAACAGTCTCAATCGGAAAAATTGACCTCAGGATGGCTGCAATTTGCTTTCCAATCTCGTACCCCATTGGGCCGCCTGTATGCACTCCGTCTGCTGTGTAGTTGGCTTTGGCCAGTCCAGTAGACCGCACAGCCATTGTGGAGAAAGCGTCCACTAAATAGACTCCACGGCGTGCACGCGCTTGGCGGACGATTTCAAGATTTGCAGCCGTCAGCGTGTTCTGCTTTGCTGCGCTGTAGTTCACTGTGTAATCCGTGGACGGGTTTGCATAGCGGGCGCTAATCAAGACGGCAATAACCGGGATGCCTCGCGCCAGCGCCTTATCCCAATTTGCTGCACGATTCGCTGCAATTTGCGCCCCGGTATAACCCCCAAGGTCATTGGTCCCGCAAAAGTCGATGATGACGTTGTAGCCGCCGTTCAATACCTGGTTGTACCTATTTGTGATATCGGGTGTTTGGTTCCCGCCGATTCCGTAGTTGTCAAAGGCAAACGCGCCCCAAGTTAAGGCGTCTGCCGCCCATGCGAAGCTGGGTCCGGTAGTCCAGAAAACAGTACCCGACGCAATAGTGTCAGTCTGGTTTGCAACAGGAAGGGCGCGGGATGTTACGCCTGCGCGAACAGAGTTGCCTGCTGTACCGGACTGCAAGGTGAAAATACCGTCCGTCACTACTACTGGCGCGCCAGCGGTATCGCCCGGTGCCGTCCATGTGAGGGTTCTGTTTGCGGCGTTCCACGCCAGTGCTGCGTTCCCCGCTGACGTGCTAAGTTCTGCGTATTTAAGTTCAACACCAGTAACGGCAGATGGAATAAATGTTCGACCACATACATCGTTTAACGCTGTGATCGAGTCGCCGATAAATGCCCCTTTGCGGCCATACAACCCAGACATGATGTTGTATGTTCCAGCAGGCCCCACAAGCCCTGTGACGTTGCCGGAGGTGTCAAACGAGAATTTTGGCTCCGTATCGCTATCGACTACAGGACTAACCGCCACATCAAAATCAATCTCGCTTGCATCACTAGAGACAAGGCGCACAACGCTGTCATAGGCGTAAGGGCCATACGATGCGCCGGTTGCAAGTGTGGAAAGCGTAGTGCCGATTCCTGTACCACGTACTACTGAGGCGTTGTATGTGCCGCTTACAGCTACTACTTTGAGCGTTTGCCCTGTTGGGATTACTACTTCAATGCTTGTGCCGTTACGAATTGTCTGTGTGGTCATGTCTTATCCATCCTTTGCGCGATTGTCAAAAGTGGTAAAGGCATAGGACAACCCCGAGACTCCCGACACCCATGCATTAGGGTATCTTGTGGAAGCTCTCAGCCAGTCTATTGACCTACTGCACGCTAAACGTCCTATTCAAACTATCGAGCGCCCTATTAAGTGGGCCAGTCTACCTGTCGGTTTGTGTTGCTCGTTTTGGTGGTCGCTAGGAAACGCCACGGCGTCGGGGTTGTCAGTGAAACGCCATCGGTATATGGGTGCGGCCCCAACATTGGCCCATTAGCTACACCGATACGCGCCCTGACGATGGAAAGCAAAAGGCCTAGGTCTAATGCTCGCCGTGGTGCAACACGTCCCTTTCGGGTAAAAGCATCAGGCCTAGGCCATCTGTATTTTATCTAGTGTTGCACCACTCGATAAGCAAAGTATCCAAATTGGTAAAGGCTAGGCCATGAACCGGCCTTTGCGGTAGGCTATGGGCTTTGCTGCTGGTGATGCTGCACCAATAGCGTCTGCAACGATTGCCATAAGTCCCGCGCTGTCTGCCCCGTGACTACTCCAATCATGCTCCGGCCCTAGTCCAATGTTGCGGGTTTCGTCGCGCTTCTCATGGTAGTAGCCAAGCGCATCAATACCGGCCTGAGTGGTGTCCTCGTTAAACCACATTTGAGGGAACATACGCCGCATGCACTCCACCCGCTGCATTGCTGCGCCCTTCCCTTGATTTGGCACAACTTCCACCGCGTAGCCTGCATCCGTCAGCGCCGACTTGTAAGACACATCAAAAACCTTGTCCTGCGTGTTCCCGTCGTGCGGTAGCCATATGGTTAGCTTGTCGCTTGTGTAGCCCCTAGAGCGCATCCATACCAAATGTGCTGCTAATGGCTGGCCCACAACCTCGTAATAGTCCAACACCCGTATCTCTTTGCCAATGAACTGCGCAACCCACATCGTAAAGGCGTCAGCCCTTGCGCCAGTGCCACCAATGTCCACAAATGCGCGTAGGCTCATCAATGGGTCAGCCCCTACACGCCCGATGCGCCCGTCCGCCCTAGCTTGGGTGATATGTTTAGCAAAGTACGCCCCCACGAGCGTGGAGACGTAAGCGCCCTCCCAAATGTGATCGTACTGGTCGGGGCGTTCCTCCTTGTCGCGCAGACGGTCACGCTCCAGCTTGGACGGGAATCGTGGGTTGTCGCGCCAGTTACAAGGAACAATCTTTACCAGGCTATCTGTTGCACGCCTGAATCGCGCCTCTACTGGTGCGCTCTTGCGCTTTGGGTTCCAAGTTACCCACAGTTCAGCGTTCCAGTCGCTACCTTCCTCCCGCAGCGTAGGTATCAGCGTTAGCCAAGCCTCATCGGTTACAGGTTCAGCCTCATCCACCCAGCAAAGCAGCAAACGCCCTTTGGACTTGATAGACGCGATGTTCCTATCCAAGCCAGCAAATGCAAAGGTAATACGCCCACACTTGCTTTTTATGTACTTGTCGCCGACTTCATACCAGTCTTTCAAGAATGGCTCATCCTCAATGGCTCGCTTCACTTCCTCCAGGCTGGAATCTTCCAAGCTGTTCATAAACTGGCGTGCGCAAAGGATGATGCCTGATGTTCCTGCGTTGCCGTTGATGTAGCCTATAACCGCCGCCATCTTGGCAAATGTGCGGGTTTTTCCAGAGCCGCGCCCACCGAATGCGCCCCTTACGTCTGCCCTGCCATCAAAGACAGGAATAAGGCAAGGCGGCATTGCCACCTGTACGGCCGTCATTTAAGAGCTACCAACTCGATGCGGGATGCGACAGGGATAGCGCCACCATCAGGGCCGCTATGCTCGATGCTGGCTAGTTTTGGGTGTATGTATGGCGCTGCGCCCATTGCGGCACCCATGCGCTCTCTAGGCTCTGCATCCTCATTGCGCATGACGGAAAGCATGTACTCAAGTGGAGTTAATCCGCTGGATGCCGCGTTGTTTGCTATCTCGCGTGTCTTTGTTGTGGCTGCGCCTGCCTTACGCCCTGCGCCTTTGCGTGCGCCGCCATAACTTGATTTATCTTGATTTTTTTCAAGATTCATAGTGCGAGTCCTTTCGGGTGTTCGCTGAATAAAAGCTCCCCCACCTTTCGGCAAGGGCAAAAGAAGTGGCAACTGCGCCTTACTTCCATGGAGTTGGTTGTATTGTCGAGATTGGTAAAGGGCTACCGCGCATCAAAGATGGAGCGCACTCCACATAGGCACCTAGCCACTCCCGTTATACGTCCAGGCAGCGAATAGATAGACCTACCGTTATCGTCCACACCTCTTACGACTATCCCGCAAAACGTCAAGTTATAGAGCGCAGCCTGTACCTGACCGGCTTTTAGCTTTGTCTCCGTCAGTATGTCTTGGCGGTATTGAAAGCCATGCTCCACAGCCAGTAGAACGGTACGCATGGTGGACATGGGGCGAGAGAACTTGACTGGTTGGTTCTTTTTTAGCATCCAATACCCTTGTTTTATCTCTACTGCTGGATGGTTTTTTGTTCGTTGATGTCCAATGTCATGGCGTGCGGCCTGCCAGCCATGAATACTTCACGCGCAAGGTCAAGCTGCTCTGCTTTTAAGAACTTTCCCGCAATGTTTGCCAGTTCTGATGCAGTTTTTAGCTCGCAAGTCCCGGCCTGCAATTCGTCATATAGGCGGCTCATGTCGTCTTTGATGTCATTTAGTGTTTTCATGCTTTTAGCTCCTTAAGTTTTCTAACAATTTGCAGTTGCAACCGTTTTGCTTCCACCAACTCGCTTGTGATATCTCCACTAGCAACTCCGCTCATGCGAGAAACAGCGGCTCTAACATAGAGATCAGTTAAATTGATACCTTGCTGTTTTGACCATTCCCGCATGTATTCGCGGTGTTCCTCTTTTCTCAGGTTGAAATAAGCCTTGATAGCGTCTTTATTTTTTTCTCTCCATTTTTTCCCACGCTCGCAGCATCTTTCTTTGTTTGCCTCTCTCCACTTCTTTGATTTTGAATTTAGTACGTCCCTGAACTTTGATCTATAAATCTTGGCCTTTTCAGCAATCGACTCTTTGTTGTCTATTGCATATTTCGTTTGCCGCTCCTTGTTTTTAGCCGGGTTTCTAGCCCTGTACGATGCGGCTCTTTTTGCGGCCTGTTCTTTGTGTTCTGCATGCCATTTCGCCGCGCCCTCTTTCCTGCATTTTTTGCAATCAGATTGCAATCCGTCCTTCCTGCTTCTGTTCTTGTAGAACTCGGTCAGAGGCTTTTCTATATTGCAATGGCTGCATGTTTTCATGCCGTGCGATCCAAAGTCCATGTTAGTAAATCCTGCTGCGTGGTGCCGCTCATGCGGTCAAATGCCTTAGTTCCAAGCCCATGCACGCCTGTTTTCCCACGGTGATGCTCTGGGCATAGCGGTATCAGGGTTTTGTAGTCACCTTTACCCCATCCACCACCGCGAAAGTGATGCAACTCAACCGGGCCGGGTGTATGTGGGCCGTGGATGAAGTGGCAGTAAGCACATCCCAATGCGGCCACCTTGCCCTTGTGGATAAGTTCTGCTTTGCTCATTGGCGCTCCAAATCCACAAACCGCACGCCTAATTCCTGCGCTGCGTAAGCCTCTACTTGCGTGCAAAAGTCGCAAAACTCCGCCGTAGTCAGCCCTGTGCTGCTCTTTCCGATAATTTGCCCGTTAGGTAGCTCGTCAAAACCGATAAACATGCGCTTGAACTGCTCATGCCAGCTTTCGGCGCTGTACAGCTTTCCGCCCACCACTGCCTGCGCTGCTACCTGAGCCAATACGCCCTGCCCCCAATAGCGCCTGTTCTGGGCTTGGCTGCGTTTCTCTGGCTTTACCGTGAGTTGCAGCCGCTTGCCTGCGGTCAGGGTTGCCTTGATTAGCG